ATCCTCAAGTCGAAGATGGGGTTCGAGCATCTCTGTCTCCCGATGGAGTTCGAGGCCGACCGCCGCTGCCGGACCTCGATCGGCTTTGTCGATCCCCGGGTCTACGATGGCGACCTGCTCGACCCGGTCCGCTTCCCCAGGGAGGTGATCGAGCGCGACTTCAAGGTCTTCGGCTACTCATGGGCCGGCCAGTATCAACAGCGGCCCTCACCGCGCGAAGGCGGGCTGTTCAAGCGGCACTGGTTCGAGATCGTCGACGCGATCCCGGTTGAGGCTACGCGGCAGGTCCGGTCATGGGATCTCGGCGCTACCAAGGGCGGCGGCGACCCTACGGCGGGCGTCAAGGTCCGCCGCGTCCCCGCCGGCCGCTTCTATGTCGAAGACGTTGTCCGCGAGCAGCTGGGTCCGGCCGAGGTCGAGCTTCTGATCCGCAACACGGCCAGCCGCGACGGCACGGCCTGCAACATCACCATTCCGCAGGACCCCGGCGCCGCCGGCAAGTCCTACGCCGAGACACTCATCCTGCTCATGGCCGGCTACCCGATCACGAAGATCAGCCCGACGGGCGACAAGCAGACCCGCGCCACCCCGGCGGCCGCACAAGCCGAGGCGGGCAACATCAAGCTCCTGCGCGGCCCGTGGAACGACGCCTTCCTCGATGAGGTCTGCACGTTCCCCTCCGGCTCGCATGACGACCAGGTCGACGCCCTGGCGGACGCGATCAACCATCTCGCCCTCGGCCACGCCCCCGGCGGCGTCGTCAAAGTCAAATTCGGATAGGAGGCGCCCATGACCGTCCGCGATGCTGACCGATCATGGGCCGCTTACTCTTCCGACCGAGCCCGCGTCGCCGCGCTTATGGGCGGACGCGAGAGCGCGAAGGCCTATATCCGCCCGCTCCCGGGCCACAGCACCGAGACGCAGACCAAATACCGCGACGGGGCCTACTTCCTGCCGATGACCGCCCGCTCGGCCGAGGCCTTCGGCGGCCTGGTCTTCGCCAAGGCCCCGACCCGGACGATCCCCGCCGCGCTCGACGCCGTCCTCGCCGACATCACCCGCACAGGGCAGGACGTCGACCGCTTCGCTGAGATGGCCTTCGACGCCGTCCTCGAGACGCACACGATCTGCATCGTCGTCGACTACCCGGCCAGCCCGGCGGGCATAACGATCAAGGCCGCGAACGACCAAGGCTTCCGCCCGTTCCTGACCCTCTACAACGCGAACGCAATCCTCGCCGCGCGGTTCAGCGGCTCCGGCGGCGGCCGGCAGCTGGGGCACGTCCGCTTGCTCGAGACGGTCGAGGAGCCCGATCCCGCCGATGAGTGGGCGATGGTCAGCGTCGAGCAGGTCCGCGTCCTTGATCTGGACGAGGCCGGGCTCTACCGCCAGCGCATCTACCGCCGCGTCGAGAACACCAACGCCGCCGACACCTGGGCGCAATACGGCGAGACGATCGAGCCGCGGATGAACAACGCCCGCATGGGCGCAATCCCGGCGTTCTTCTCAACCCCGCGCGACGCGGAGCCGCGGCCCGGCATCCCGCCGCTGCGGGACATCGCCGACGTCAACATCGCCCATATCAACGACAGCGCCGCGTATCAGTGGGGCATCGTCTGGACGGCCAACCCTACGCCGACCTTCATCGGCTTCGGCTTCACCGCCGGGGATGAGATCAGCCTCGGCTCGGCCGGCGGCCTGACCAGCGACAACCCCGACGCGAAGGCCGGGTTCATGGAGTTTACCGGGGCGGGCCTCTCTGAGCTGCGCGCCTCGATGGAAGCCAAGCGCCGCGACGGCGCGATGATGGGCGCCCGCCTCCTGCTCGAGGAAACCCGGGCCGTCGTCACCGCCGAGACAGCGCGGATCCAGCGCGCCGGCGAGACCAGCATCATCGCCGGGATCGCCAACGCGGTCAGCGAGTGTCTGACCAAGGCCCTGACCTTCCTCGCGGCCTGGGCGGGCGTTGACCCGAAAGTCATCGACGACGACGGCGGCACGGCCCCGCTCTGCTACTGGCTCAACAGCGACCTCAACAACCCGAGCCTCTCCGACCGCGACCTGACCGCCTACCTCGCCGCATGGCAGGCCGGGGCGATCAGCGAGAAGGAACTTTTCGCCATCCTTCAGCGCGCCGAGGTTATCGACCCGGCGACCAGCTTCGAGGACCACAAGGAAGAACTGGACGCCGAAGGCCCCGCCCTTGGCGGCATCGGCGACGACGACGGTATGGACCCGGAAGACCCCGCCGAGGCCCCTACAGACGCCGCCGAGGCGGTTGACGCCTAGCCGTGGCCCTGTCCCCGGAAAAGGCCCACAACCTCGCGGTTCTGCACCGGATCGGCCTCTCGCGATACTCGACCAGCGTCGTTCACAAGGTGATGGCGCTGCTCAACGGGATGGAGAAGGATCTCGTCTCGCGGCTTGCCCGGACCTCGAACGAGACCGTTAAGGGGAGCCGGCTCGAACAGCTGCTAACCGAAATCCAGGCGATCCAGGCGCAGGGCTGGCAAGTGGTCCGCGCCCGCCTGGACGGCGAGGTCGCCAACCTGGCCGGGGCCGAGGCCGAGTTCTCGCTCAAGCTGGCCGGAATACCTATCACCCCGCGCCCCGGGTTCGGGTTCTCGCCCCTCCCGCCGCTCGAGCAGATCGTCGCCGCGGTCAACGCGCGCCCGTTTCAAGGCCGCTTCCTCAAGGGCTGGCTGGACGGCGCGGAGGAGGGCGCGGCCGCCCGGGTCGAAAACGCGATCCGCCAAGGCTTTGTTGAGGGCCGACCGACCGCCGACATTGTTCGCCTGATCCGGGGGACCAAGGCCGCGCAATACCGCGACGGCATCCTCGAAACCAACCGGCGCGGCGCCGAGGCTATGGTCCGCACGGCCATGACGCACACCGCCAACACGGCCGCTCAAGCCGCGTGGGAGGCCAACAGCGATATCGTCAAGGCTTGGCGCTTCGTCGCCACCCTGGACAGCCGCACGACGCTGATCTGCGCTGGCCTTCACGGCAAGGAGTTCAAGCTCGGGACCGGCCCGCAGCCGCCCCGGCATGTTAACTGCCGCTCGACCTCGATCCCGGTCCTCGACCCCATCGAAGGCGTCGCGGCGTTCGAGCTTCCGTCCTATCAGGCGTGGCTCAAGGCCCAGCCGGTTGAGGTCCAGAACGACATCCTCGGCGCCAAGCGCGCCGCCCTGTTTCGTGGCGGGATGCCGATCGACCGTTTCGTCGATAACAAGGGCCGGACCCTGACGCTGGCGCAGCTGAAGGCGCAGGATGCGGCCGGGTTCGCCAAGACGGCCCCGCCGTCAAGCCCCAAGGCCCCGCCGGCGGCCGCGAAGCCGCCTCCGGTCGCCAAGGCCCCGGCCAAAGCCGCCGCCCCTGTAGCGCGCCCGCGCACGCTGGCCGAAATAGGCGCCGACCACGACCGCGAAATGAGGGACTACACCCTTACGCAAGGGCGCAAGTCGAACACCGAACACCTCGTCGTGCATGACGCGGCGACGGGCCGGGCCTTTCCGGCCGTTACCGACGGCAAGAAAAGTTCAGTCGACTTCCCGTCGTGGCTGGTCGACAAACTTCGAGATGGCGAAAACCAGATCGTCATCCACCACAACCACCCAAGCTCCTCGTCGTTCAGCTACGCAGACCTTGATGTCGTTACCAGGTTCCCCGGCGCGAAGGGCATTTGGGCGCACGGCCACAACGGCTCATCGTATTACGCCGAAGCGGGCCAGCGTCAGTTTACCGCCGCGACCTACAACCGCCTCCAGGGCGATGTTATGAAATGGATGCAGGCCAAGGTTAACTCATTGGAGCTGGCGACCGAGGACGCCAACGCCCTGTTCACACATGTCATCCAGCTGCGCGTTGCTGAAGAAGGGATTATCGCTTATAAGGCCGACCTCCAGGGCGAGACTTTGGCGGCGTGGAAACGCTCCAAGGCCCTGATCGAGCAGTTCCTGTCCGGTGGCGCCAGATGACCACGGTGATATTGATCGACCTGCCGACACCGTTCTCCGCAAGGAGCGAATGGGCGGACTTCCTCGACGAAATGCGAGACCTGAAGCGCCTTCACCCGAGGTCCGAAGAAGTCGCCGAGGCGATCAGGCGGGCGGAAGCCGCGCTCAAAGCCTGACAGGTCCTGACCTTGCAGGAACTGCGCCGCCGCGACCTTGCGGCGTTCAAGGCGGCGGGCCTAGACTAGCCGGGTGAAGAAGCCCGGCCCGACATTTACCGTCATTGACGGCACGCCCGAGCCGGAGACGCCGAAGACCCGGCGCCTGGCCCGGATCAAGGCCGCGACGCCCGCCGTCCTCGTCCGCTGTCCGCGCTGCTGCTCGAACATGATGATGCAGGTCCGCCTCGGCATGTTCTGGTCCAACGGCAAGCCGGTCGCCGGGAACAAGCAGACCATCTGCGCCGATTGCCACAGCCGGGGCGAATACGTCCCGGTGTCGATCTAACCACCCATTCAGACCGGCGGGCCTAGCCCCCGGCGCCTACCCGGCCACCCGGCCGGTTGACGGACTGTGCAGAGCCAGCCCGTCGAAGCCTGAACGTGCGCAGAGCCGCGTTCACGGAGCCGCAGAGCGGCAGGAGCTACCCCACCATGAAGACCCACCTCAACACGCTCGCGCGTGGCCCCCAGATCATGCGCGCCGCCGAGAACGACCAAGGCGCCGAGGCCGCAACCGCAGCCGACCACAAGCCCGCCGAGGTCGCCGCAATCGACCCGACGAAATACCAGAACCTCGCCAGCGCCCACGACCGGCTCAAGAAGGACGCCGCCGCTGATCGCGCGGCCATGAAGGAGCTGAACGACCGCCTCGCCGCATACGACGCGGAGAAGGCCAGCGCCGAGGAA